TGTTATAAGTCTCATCTTGATGATGCCTTTAATCAACATGGATGATGATGGTTCTGAAGAATATAAAATAGCGCGAGCATTCATGATTCAAAGAGCACATGAAATGTCTGTTAAAATAGTTAAGTGGATAGGTGACGAGTTCAGAATGATTATCGGTCAGATTTTTTCAGGTTTACTTGTCACTAGTTGGATAGATACCATGTATATGACTATAGCTTCAAGGTGTGTTTATATGCTCATTTATTTAGAAATACTTGAGAGAGATCCTGATAAAGCCAAACGCTTTCATGAGTCTATGTTGCGCTTTATTATCTATGGTGATGATAGTACACATGGTGTTCAGGAGGAATTTTATACTGATGTTATTGGCGAAACTTCTAAAGATTACCCTCTAGGTAATTTTCAACGTAAGTGTGAAATGTACTTTGGTTTATTGTTTAAACCCTCACAAACACACCTATTCAGAAAGAAGAGTAATTTTAGTCCTTTTCTTACAGTTGTTAAACCCATCTTTGGTCATAATAATAATTTGATTCGCCATGAGATAGTTCAACAAGGGCCCGTATTTCTTAAAAGGTCCTTCGTTAATATGAAGGTTGGTGGCAAGTGGCATGTTATGCCTTGGAGACATGAAGATGATTATTATCATAGACTTGCTGTTACCTCTAAGGACACTGAATACAATCCAAATAAGTGGCGTTCTAAGTTTCTAGGACTTTTGATAGATACAATGGGTACTAATGCCCTCAGTTATTCCCTTTGTAAAGGTATGTATTACGGCCTTACGAATATGCCTTATAGTTTTAGGTTGCGTAGTATGGGTGGTATTACTTATCCACCTATGGAAAATGGGCGTATACCAGAAGACATTTTTATGAAGGTACCCGATATTAGGGATTTACAAAAGTTGATTGACGAGGGTGAAGAACGTTTAAAAAAATCCATGTTTAAGACAGGTATTGATAATAAAGTTATTTTAAGATCTTTGGATCAAAGATGGTTGATTGAGGAATTTATGTGGGATGCTGATTGGCGTACAGCTTGGGTCGTTCACTTTAAGTTGGAAATGTATGACGGTAGAGGAAATGTTATAAATGTTGTTTGGGGTAACGAAGATAATACCCCTTATGAGTATCTACGATCTTGTGATATCGAGTTTGATGATCCTAGCTTTGAGTAGGATGGTAGTAATTGTTC